TTATAGTTCATCAAGTTTTGACGCTTCCTTTTCAATTGCTTTTTGTGTCACATGAAGATATATCTGGGAGGTAATCTTACTACTGGAGTGACCAACTCTTTGTTGGATTACATATAGCGGAATTCCTAATTCTGCCATTTTTGAAATATGAGTGTGTCTAAATACATGAGTACTTAATGGCTTATTAAGTTTAAGTTTCTTTTTTGCTGATCTTAAAACAGTATTTACTGATGCCGTTTGAATCGGTGTACCATTTTCAGTTGCGAAGATAAAACCTTTGCCATTAGATTTTTTCTTCAGATCAAGATAAATTTGAACGGCTTTCTTTGGTAGTACAACGCTACGGACTGAGGATGAGGTTTTAGGTGCGTCACTCTTTTTTTGTTCTTTGATTTTAATTCGTTTATACTCTAATGTACCAGTTATATCTACAAACCAATGGTTGTCTTTTTGGTAAACATCATCAAAACTTAAAGCGGCTGCTTCACCAAAACATAGCCCGGTGAGATATAACCATTCGCAAAGTTCTCCGTAGATCCTGGTATTGTTATATAGATACTTGAGTACGGCTTTCAGTTCGTCAGCTTCGAGGAACTTATCTTTAATTTGTTGACCATTAGCAGGGGCCTTATAATCAATTTTAACGTTATCAACCGGGTTATCTTTTGCATATGAGTGTTTTATGGCATAATCAAATAACTTGTGTAGATAGTACTTATATCGTGATACATAGCCACTGGACAACTCTCTATCCCCATACATTAGACTTTCTAGTTTTTCAGTAATGATAAGCGGGGTAAATTTTTCAACTAAGGCATCGTTGCCAAAAATATCTAGTAAAGTATTAACCATTGTTTGATGGCTATAATACGTTGATCTCCTAATTCGTGGCTTTTCATATTCAGTATATTCATCAAGTAACTGTTTGAGTGTAATTCCATGAATTATTTTTCCGATACCGACTTTTGATAAAGCTTTGGATATGCGATTATCTAGAATAATTTGAGCTTGCTTAGCAGTACTCTTTTTATGGTCTTTCATTGTAATACTGATGATTTTAGTCTTATTAGTTAGGGGATCTTTATATTGCTCAAAGAAGCGGAATTTTCCATTGCGTTCTTGCATCCACATAATTAATCTTCTCCAATCTCCATCATACTTACTGATTCTTCTAAACTATCAAGGATTTCGTTAGTTTCGATAAACTCAATCCATTTATCTCTTGGTGTATTTCTATTGGCTTTCACCCCCTTATAGAGCTTGTCATAAACATTACCGATAAACTCATCAGTAAATTTATTCACAGTGCGCTCAATCTTAGCTTCGTTCCATCGTTTAGCAGGTTGGCGCTTTTTATTTTTAGCTTCTTGTTCAACCCGAACCTTATCTTTGAAGATGGTAATTGCAGTAGAGTTGTTGTCGATGTATTCTAGTAATTCGTTTTTATTCATAATTAACAGTTCCTTTCTTCGTACATATGTTCTTTTACAGTGCTTTTTAAACCGGTCGAATTAGACCGGTTTAAAATTGATTTATTCAATATCTTTGTATGCGTCATCCACATCAGAAACTAAAGTATCTAATTTATCTGAATAACTAGTTAAGGAACCACTGGGATCACTAACATAATTGATTAAACTATTAAGACGCTTATAGGCTTTGTTATAAGCATCATAATCATATTCACCAGTGTCATAGTCATTCATTGTATCTAAATATTTTTTAAGCTTGTGTATATTGGTAGTTGAATTATCAATACTTTCTTGATTATCAACTAATGCTTCTTCAACTATTGAAGTTATATCAGCTTTTTCATCATCGGCTGCGGCTTCAACAATTCCTTTTGTCCATGAATCTTTAATACTATTACCTGACTCTTCAATATCATCGTAAGTTGTTTTATACAATTTAGTGAATTTATCAGCATTATCAGCAAATTCATCGTCAGCAGCTTCAATCGTCTGGTTAATATCGTACTGATGATAACCGCCATATCCGAATGAGGCAACAGCTACTAAAACTGAAATAATAATAGCGATTTTATTTGTTTTAGCCGTACCTTTCTTCTTAAATAGCGCAATGGTGAAGCCTAGGAGAATTAGGACAGCCACACCACCAATTCCATATAAAACGTAGGAAAGTGTATACATATAAACTCCTCCAATAATATCCAGCTTTTAACGTCGATCAGTTTTTGGACGTACTTTTAGCGGGTAAACTTCGGTATATATCTTAATAAATCTTCATCAATTCCAAGATAGTAAATTAATTGTGATTTTGTAAGGCGTTTTATTTCGTCTTTATCATGCATATCAAGAAGTAACTTCATTGCTAGTTCGTTTGCTTCATGCTCTATTTTTGGCACAAATCTTCCAGCACCTATTCGGCGATAATAGGGCGTACTAGAACCACCGTGTAATACTAAATGGCTAAATTCATGTAGAATAACAAATCCAAGATAATGACTATCCCATTCGGAGTTAACAACTATTGTTGAGCATCGATCATTAGTCATTGTAAAGCCACCCGTGTTATCATCCAATGGCAATGGAAGTAGATCAACATCAGCTTGTTTTAATAGGTCCTCAGGTGATGTAAGTAAATATTTCTTTCTTATCTTTTTGTAATTCTTTTCTATAAATGCACACATAGAAATTCACTCCTAATTACGATATTTTTTAGGCGTGAATTTTTTCTTTGCTTTTCGCTTATTCATTTCCATAGCAGTTTGGACAGCAATTAGTAATCTTTCCTTTTGCTCTTCCGTTGCAGGTTCACCATAGAAGTTCAGGTTGTCACCTGATTCGATACCTTCCATTAACTTTTCTGCTTGAATAGCAATGTCATTTTTTTCTTTATCTGTTAATTCATAGTATGGTTCTTTCTCTTTATCGGAACGGCCAAGTAGGTAATCAGTGGAGACATTAAAAACAGAAGCTAGTTCATCAAGCTCGGAACTTGATAGTTTGCGGACACCTTTTTCAACTTTATTTAGGGCGGTATTATTCATGTTAATGCGGCGAGCGAGCTCAGCTTGACTCCATCCTCGTTCTTCTCTTAATCGTATTATATTATTTCGTAAAATGTCATCACTCAAAAGGATGACCCCCTTTTTATATTGCGCTTTACGCAATAAGCATATCTTATTTCGCAATATTTTTAAATATATTTTGCGAAATTAGTAATAAAAGTGTTGACATTGCGAAAATGGCAATGTAATATAATAAGCGTAAATTGATTGCGTTTATCGCAATAGAAAGGAGCTGCATAATGCCTGGAACAATAAATTTACCTTTAATAAAAAAACTTCGCATAAATAAAGGATTTACCTATAGTGATATGGCTAAAGCGTTAGGCTTAAAGGAAGCTGAAAAATACTATCGCCGCGAGCAAGGAAAGTATAGATTTCAAGCTATTGAGTTGCCACCTTTAGCAAGAAAATTAGGTATTCCTATTGAAAAAATTTTTAAATAAATCATTGCGATTATCGAAATAATTTTTTTGCTAAAAAGGAGATGACTAGTGTGAACGAATTACAATTATTTACTTTTAGGGGACATAGAGTTCGTACAGTAATTATTGATAATGAACCTTACTTTGTTGGTAAGGATGTAGCAAGAGTTTTGGGATATGCACAAACTGCTAAGGCTGTACGGGACCACGTTCCTGAACAATTTAAGGGGATGTCTAAATTGGACACCCCTGGAGGAAAGCAAGAATTAACAGTTATTTCAGAGCCGGGTATTTATAAATTAGCATTTAGCTCAAAATTACCAGCTGCTGAGGAGTTCACTAATTGGATTTCCTCAGAAGTTCTTCCATCAATTCGCAAACATGGTGCATATATGACGCCACAAACAATTGAGAAGGCACTGCTTAACCCAGATACAATTATTAATCTTGCTACTCAGTTAAAAGAAGAACAACAGCAGCGCAAGCAACTGCAACGTGAGAATGAAGTGATGAAACCCAAAGCGCTTTTTGCCGATGCGGTTTCAACATCAGATACTGCAATTTTGGTTGGTCAGCTTGCAAAAATCCTCCGTCAAAACGATGTAGAGGTTGGTCAAAACAGATTATTTAGGTGGATGCGAGAAAAAGGTTATCTGGGAAAACGAGGTCAAAACTACAATATGCCAACTCAGTACGCTATGAATTTAGGATTATTTGAAATTAAAGAACGTACTGTTAATAACCCTGATGGCACGGTGCGTATTACTAAAACTCCAATGGTAACAGGTAAAGGACAACAATACTTCATTAAATAAGTTTTTAGCAGTTGTCGAATAATAAAGGCAATTAAACAGAAAAGAAAGGAGCTGATTAGATGAGCCCATATTTATACCAAATGAACAGGCTAGAGTTCTGTAATGTTTGGAAGTCAGTTAAAAAGATAGGCGACAAGGAAATAGAAGTACCTATGTCAAAGTCGACTTTTGATAGACGCAAAGTTTGGGCGCAAGAAAACTATCCAGATTGGCGAAAGGTATTTCTTGCCGGTGGTCGCGTTGATCTGAAGGAATATCAAAAGTTTGAAACATTTCGATCAGAAAGATACTACGAAGATCATGAAAGTCCATATGTAAAAGCATTGAGAGGTGATTAGATGGCGTATTTAGCGTGGTGCGTGTTGGTAATTATGGCTTGCTTCTTGGTAGGCGTGATTGTCAACGTGACTGAACATGAGAAGTTGAATGTATTGAAGCCAAAGTATCGAAAGAAACATTAAGGAGGTAGGTACTTATGAGTACGAAGAAACTAAATAAGTTTGTTGATTTGTCAAAGAAGTTAGTTAACTTCAAGGATTATTCAGTTGAGGAACAAGAAAAGTTTGTTAGCAATGCGATTGCAATTTATCGCAATAACAATTTAGGAAGTTCAGCAATTACTACTCAAGTTGCTAGATTCTTCTTGTTTCTAGTTGATCCAAGGATGGAGGTTACAGCATGAAAGGGGGTGATTGAATGAGCAAGCTGAGCGATTTTTTGTTAAAGCGACGTCATGAATTGCGAATGACTCAAGTTGAGTTAGCGCAATGGTTCAATCTTACTGACAGAGCAATAGCAAATTATGAGAAAGGAAGGCGTGAACCTAGCTTAGAAATTATGTTGAAGTACTCACGTGTCTATCACGTAAGTATTTACAAACTTGTGAACTTACGAATTGAAGATATTAAAGGAGGTGAGATAAATGACGTTAACAAAAATAGTTAATTCTAAGCTCGTAGCAATGCTAATAGGTGCTTGGACCACCTATTGTGCAGGTATTGGTGATTATGGCGGAGCAGTTTTCCTGCTGTTCTTCTACTCACTGATGCTATGGGACTTGAATACAAAAAAAGCCACCAGTGCTGGGAACACCGATGGCAAATAGAAAACATATTAAAACAAATATTGAGGTTAATTATATCATGAAAAATCAATTACTTAAAACAATATCAGAATTATCTCCTAACGCTGCTTACTGGATGGGTAAGCGAGATGGATATAAAGCTCAGATCTTAGGTTTGCTTCAACAAATTACAGTAGCTGACTTAGCAGAAAAGCAAGCTGAACTGAAATCACTTCATTGGTGGCTTGATTTAACTAATGACAATTTCAGTAAAGAAATGGGGTGGAATTAATGTTTGATCCTACAGATAGGCTACTTAAGGCTATTAATAATCAGACTAACGGAAAGTTCGATAAATTTCTTCTTATGGCTGATGGCGGAGGAAAAACACTGGTAACAGGTGCTTGTAGTCCAGATGACATGGCTTACATGCTTTATGAAGCCGGGAAGAAGTCTCCAACAATTCATATGGCTATGATTGCTGCATTAATGATGCTAGAGAAAGGTGAATAAGATGGACCAAATTAAATCACAAGAACAACTTGAATTAGAACAAGCAATGCAATTAGCGACAGACGACCGCTTTACATTAACAGATGATGGGGATGTTACTTGGGCTTTAGGAAAACTTGAGGAAATCGAGGAGAAACGATTGAACAATCAAAAAATAGTAGAAGAGGCTATTTATCCTCATCAACTTAAGATTAATCAAGCTAAAGAATGGCTAGCTAAAACCAATCAAAAACTTAACGAGTCTCGTGACTATTACATTGGACTTATTCGTGAATATACGGATCCTAAGCAAGCTAAAAAGCAAACTTATAAGCTTCCTACTCCTAATGGAAATATCAGCTATGCAAAGAAACAAGCGGAATATAAACATGATGATAAGAAGCTCTTAGAAGTTTTACCTGATGAGTTTATCAAAACAGAAACCGTAAAGAAGGTTAAATGGGGCGAATACAAGAAGCATATCAAGGATTATCCAGTAAAAGATGGAAAAATTATTGATCCTGAGACTGGGGAAATGCTTCAAGGAGTTGAACAAACTAAACCAGCCCGCCGTGAATTCACTATTAAACCAGTCAAGGAGGATAAATAATGGTTGAAGCAGTAGAAACACCTAAAGAGAAAAGAGAGAACCTCTCGCTTGCTGAGAAGCTAAATCGAGCCATTGCAGACATTGGACCCGTAAAAAAAGACGGTAGTAATAATTATCAAAACTACCGGTTTCAAAGTGAAGCAGCGATTAAAGCAGCTGTAAAGAAAGCAATGAACCTTAATGGTTTTAGCATTATTCCAAAGTATGAAGTGCTAAATCAACGTGATGTTCCAGGAAGAAAAGGAAATAACCATATTGTTGATGTAATGGGAATATTCACTATTACTGATGGACGAAAAGACCAAGAAATTGTTGGTCAAATGCCTGGTTCAGGTATGGACACAGGAGAAAAAGCAATGGCTAAGGCTTGTACCAGTGCTCAGAAGTACTTCTATAAGCAACTATTTAATATCTCAGACCAAGATGATGATCCTGATGCAACTGATAGTGATATAGGATCACCTACTAACTATCAGCAAAATGGTACTTATCCTCAACAACAGAATAATTATCCTACTCAAAATAGTTACCAAAATCAATCACAAAACCAACAAACGGTAAATAATGCACGAATGCAGACATATCACAAGGTAATTGAAAATCTAGCTAATGCACTAGGGACAACTTATGAAACAGCTGATGGGTCTGTTAAAAGTATGGCAAAGAAAGAAAGCAATTGGGCGAATGCAAAAACGGTTGATGCACAATTAGCAATTTGTATCAACGTTGCTAATCAACTTATGGCAGAAGCTTCACAGCCTGCTCCTCAATAAAGGTGAGATGAATGTTTGGCAAGTTAATAGGTATTAGTGGAAATAAGGCTGAAATTGCCTTAGAAGACGAATTAGACGCTAGACGGATAAATACATTAGCCAATGGTAAACAGCCTACAGTGGATCTCACAATCGCTGATGGAAGACATATAACTCCAGACCAAAGGAAAAAGATATATGCGCTTATTGGTGATTATTGTGAATATACCGGTTTTATGTCTGATGAAGCAAAAGCCTTTTTTAAGGAAATGACACAAGATACTTACAATATCGAGCCTTTTAGTCTTGCCGATTGTAGCGTAACTACAGCAAGCAACATGATAACGGTAATGCTTGCCTTCTTCTTTTATGAAAACATTCCATTTAAAACGAAGCTCTGGGATAGCCTACCAGATGACTTTCCCAGAGTTATGTTATGTATTCGATATAAGAAGTGTGCCATTTGCTTAAAAGACCATGCTGATATTGATCATGTAACAGCTGTAGGTATGGGGCGTAACCGTAACAAGATTAACCATACAGGAATGTATATTGAGCCATTATGTAGAGTTCATCATACTATTCGCCATGCTATGGGAGTTAAACGCTTCATGGAACGTTATCACTTAAAGCCAATTAAAGTAACACCAGAAATTGCAAAAGAACTACATTTAGGGAGGATAACAAATGATTAACCGTGTAATTTTAACAGGACGATTAACGAATAACCCAGAACTTAAATATACAACTTCTGGTAATGCAGTAGCGACATTTAATTTAGCAGTTAACCGCCAATTCAAAAATCAAAATGGAGAACGAGAAGCCGATTTTATTCGCTGTATTATTTGGCGAAAATCAGCAGAAAACCTTACTAATTTTACCCACAAAGGTTCACTCATTGGCGTTGAAGGACGTATTCAAACACGCTCCTATGAGAATCAACAAGGACAACGAGTATATGTAACAGAAGTTATTGTTGATAGTTTTGCTCTACTGGAATCTCGACAAGATAATCAGCAAGGAGCACCTGTTGATGTAGCAGATGACCAACTACCGTTTTAGGAGGATAAAACGATGGCTAGATTAATCAAGCGTACCCAGAACAATTATACAAATGTTAGTAATCAAGTTATCCGTGATGAACGGTTGAGCTGGAAAGCACGGGGAATATTTGTCTATCTCTGGAGTCAAGCTGATAATTGGCAATTCTATGTTAGTGAAGTGGCAAAACATGCTACTGATGGCCGTGAAAGCCTACAAAATGGGTTGAAAGAATTAGAAGAGTTTGGGTATTTGAAAAGGACTAATCGCCAAAATAATGGTGGAAAGTTCTCAGGAATGGAATGGATTTTATCTGATATTCCTGACCATCAAACGGGAAAAACCGTTAACGGGGAAAACAACAAAAAAGAAACTGAAAATGCAGAAAAACCGTCCGATGGTAAAGCCACCCAACGGGAAACTGACCCGACGGAAAACCCGTCACTAAGAAATACCAATATTAAGAATTATCAATTAGAAGAAGTAACAATAGAAAGTAAACAATATAAGCAGGCAGAGCCTGCACCACTTACTGCTCAGAGAAAAAAAGTCATCTCTTATCTTAATCAAAAGACAGGAAAGAACTTTAAACCTAATGCCTCAGGTAATAAGAAAGCTATTGATCCTAGATTAAAAGAAGGCTACACAGTCGATGATCTTAAGAAGGTTATTGATATTAAGTACCAACAATGGCATGGAAAAATATTTAACAATGGACAACCAGGTGACAATTATTTAAAGCCTGAAACGTTGTTTAGACCTTCTAAAATTGATGGTTACTTAAATGAGACAGTACGTAGTGAGTCCAATAAAGAAAGTACTGACTTCTCTTTCTTTTAGAAAGAAAGGTGATTGATTATGACTAAAAACGTAGCAATGGAAGTTTTGCAAGCAGTTGGTAATCCTGAGGAGTTTGAACGATTAGCTAAGGAACATGGAGTAGACCTAAAGAAAGCTGCTGCTACTCAAGAAGATAGAAATAAAGCTGCTCAACATACATATGAACAGATGTTGACGGATAAAAAGAACAAGGCCTATCGCCGTTACAGTCTTTACAGCGGAAATAAGCCAATTAACTTCTCATTTAACCAATGGAAACCTGAAATGCAAGATGATAGCGAAAAGGCTAAACAAGTTGCTAAACAGTGTCACAAACTAGCTCAGTCAATCTTAGATGAGAATCAGAATGTAGTTTTGTCTGGGAAACCTGGAGTAGGTAAAACATCATTGGCGCTTGCAATGCTTAATTACGTTGCTCACAGAAATAAAACAGTAATGGTTGTTTCAACAATGGAATTGCTTCGACTTCTTAGAGATCGTTATGAGCAACCTGAATTAAGACAACGAATAGCAGATACAATGCGAGGAATGAAAGAGGCCGATGTCCTGCTATTAGATGATTTTGGAACTGAGGGTGGAATGAAAGAAAATATTAAGCCTGTTCATAAGGATATGCAGGATGAAATGTATTCAGTGTCTAATGCACGGTTTGATGAAGAAGAAAATGCTCCAGTTGGCTCAATCATTATTACCACTAACAATACGCTTGATGAGTTGCACATGATGTACAACGACAAGTTAATCAGTCGACTTATTCCAAAAGATAAAGAAAAAATAGTCGTTTTCGACAAATTAGATGACGTGCGAGGAAAGAAACAATGAATTTAGATATCACAGCTTTAATTCTGAAACAAGAGCCAATCATTTACGAGGGAATAGAATACCTGGTAACAAGTTCTTATGGTGATGGAACAGTGGATCTAACTAATGCATATGGAACCATCAATGTAACTTTTGCTGAGTTAGAGGAAGGGCTTGAGTATGCAAGTTAGCAAAGAAGACCGCGAATTTATTCTTCATAAAGTTAAACATGACTTTATAACACGAGAATCAACTTTACACGGCTATGAAACTGATACAGAGCAAGCAGCCATAAATGGCAGTATTAGTTCCGACCGCTTTTTTCTAGAACTACTAGGAATGAAAGATGAGTTTAAGGAATTAGAAGAATATTACAACCCTAATAACTATAAATTAGTGTACGACCCAGAAATAGTTGGATGGCGCTATGTACACAAACAGGAGGAAAACTAATGAAGTTAAAGTTAGAAAGCAACGGTGTAAATCTAAAGTTGGCAACTACAGATGGAAGCAAAAATATTAAATTTAAAACGATTGTGAAGGCGTATGAGCTTGTTACTGGGGATGAGCTAGAAATTACCGAAAACGAGCCTGGAAGCTCTGAAAAGCCACGAGAGAGACGAGAAATAAATAATTATCAAGAACATGATCGTCCAAATTATCATGAACCAGTAAAAACAGAGGTTGCTTGTCCTTATTGTGGATTAACTGGTACTAGGAAAGTTCCATTTGGTTATCGCTTTATGAATTGTCCAGCATGTGGCGGTAAGATTTTTCTCAATCCAGCTACAGAAAATTTTGGTGAGCAGGATGAACACGGCTTTTATTACAGGGCAATGGAGATTTTTAAAGATGATAGGACAAAATACGAAGATGATACATTGTTTGAACAAATGAAAGCAGGTCAAGAGTGATGAAAATAAATGAATTTATCGAAAAAGTAAACGAAGTAGCTTATGCCGAATGTAATCATGGAACTATTTTTATCTATAGCCGAAAAGTACCCGTTACTCAGATGCGAGACTGGTTCTTATGTTTGGACCCTCAAGAGCAAAATTTTCACTATGGTTACGATTGGGAAAGTATAGATCTTACACCAGGTAATCTATTTAAGCTTGTTGATTTAATTCAAAAATTTAGACTTACGCCAGTAAACGAAAGATTTCCAGAAAGGGAATTTTATCTTGTTGTTGGTCGTAATGATTATGGCAAGGAAATATATCTTACAAAAATAGATGGTCCAATAAAGATTGCGACAACTCTAAATAAGGATTGTCTATCAACGTGGAATGAAAAAGAGTTAAAAGAATTGGAAAATACATTTCCGAACTTAGCGCCTGCAATTAAAGAGATGAAAAAGGAGGCTAAGGACGATGAATAAACTGGATGATGTTTTAATTTCTAATGATCCGGCATACAAAATAGAAATTTATTTAGATTGCGGTGCCTATTGGAAACAAGTTAATCCTCAATTACCCGCAACATTGCATGACATATACCTCCAATATCCAAATGCGGTAATGATTTATGTAATTGTTGATGGCTTTATGAGTGGCGTTATCTATCGCTGTGGTAATTATGGCGATGGTGAATGGCAACAATATGCTGTAACTCAGGGCATGGCTTAGGAGAGATAAAGAATGAATAAGTATGGTGAAACCATTGTCCTAAAAGTTAATAAAGATAAATGCTTAGCTGGCTTTTATGCGCTAGGTTTTGAACCTAAAGAGATTATGGGAGTTCTATACCAAGCGATTACCGTGTTATGTAAGGAAGAGGAAGTAGATCCAGCTCTTCAATTAATGCAGTTGATGATAGCAGCGGAGGAAGGAAAGAGTAATGGAACTAACTGAAAAGCAAAAGAATTGCCCGTACTGTCATACTAGCATATACACAGACTATTCTTTTCAAACTGATATGGACTCTGATCCGTTTGTAGGTATTAATCTTAAGGATAATGGTCAAGTTGAAGTGTGGGCTTGGTGGAATTACGAAACAGATTATCAGCTTGACTTAAAGGAAAAGTTCAATTTTTGTCCTATGTGTGGAAGGAGTTTATCCGATGAAAATGACTGAGCAAGAGATCTGGAGACCCGTTAAAGATTATGAAGGTTTATATGAAGTGAGCAATTTTGGACGTGTGAGGAGCCTTACTAGAAAGGTAAAAACTTCAAAAGGTATCACTCAAACATGGATAGGGCAAATGCTAACACCCGGTAAAAGTGGAAATGGATATTACTACGTAACCCTTAGCAAGAACGGAAAATCAAAAGCTCGCCGAGTTCATATATTGGTTGCTCAAGCATTCTTACCAAATAAAGAAAATTATCAACAAGTTAATCATATCGATGGGGACAAGAGTAATAATGCTTTTTCTAATCTTGAGTGGTGCACACCTCATCAAAATATAAAACATGCAGTAAGCAATGGCTTGTTTAACAATCCGATTATTCTACAGTTCAAAAACGGGAAGCTTGTTGGAGCCTTCCATTCTACAAGAGATGCGGCCAAAGCAACCGGATTACCTTATTCAGCAATTGGTAAGTGTATTCAACATAGCCCTGAGCATAAACATGTAGGAGGATGCGTATTTAGAAGAGCTACAGAAATCTGTGGCCGACCACTAAACGAGGAGGAAGAATAATGAAAGAATACTTATTTAGCTTTGCTAGACCGAATGGCTCGATTGCATATTATCGCATTTCAGCTACTGACAATAGAGATGTAATAGATAGCGTTAGAAGAGTGCTTAGATTGCTAGAAGAATATTGGAGGAATAACAATGCACATTTACGAAGTTATAATCCTTAACCCAGAATACGATGGAGAAGATCATTTCGTTATAGCTAAAAGCGAACAACGAGCTAAGAATATTGTGCTTGATTATTACGAACAAGAGCAAGACGGCTATTGTAGTCCAGTGACTGAGCATGATTTAGCTGTTAATGGGCCAGTTGAACCAGAAAATTATGCAGAGGAGATGTTATTGAACTAATGCTACACAAATACAGAAAAACAGCCTTAATTGAGGCTGAACGGTTCGATGGAAGTATTGACATGATGCGTGAATACGGTATCGTAGCGAATCCAGACGCTTTACATGATACTAAGGCACCCCTTTACGTAATATATACCAAAGAAGGCGAAATGATTGTGCATGAAGATGATTGGATCGCTACAGGAATCGATGGAGAACATTGGGCAATAGCACCAGAAATCTTTGAGAAAACATATGAGAGGTATGACTAATGCTTTGGGAAGGAAAGTTCATATCTGATGAACAGAAACTAGAAGACCTTATTCGTATGGCTAAGAACAACGAGATACGGATTTTGAGTATAGATCAAGTAAGTGAAGATGATAGGGCAATTGAAAACATTAGTTTAGACGTTAAATTAATGAGAATCATCCCTGATTTAAGGAAAAGAGGAGTCGGTAGAATGACAAAACAAATTAATTTTGAAGAATTTACAAATAACCTAGCTAGTTGGGCAAAAGAACGAAATTTATTAAATAAAGATCCGCATATTCAATTCACAAAAATTGTAGAAGAGCTTGGGGAAACCTCTGCTGCTTACAATAAGCAAAAACACACAGAATTAGTTGATAGTATTGGTGATCTATTAGTAACAATTGTCATTTTTGCTCATCAAGTAGGAATTGATCCTCAAGAAGCATATAACTACGCTTGGTCACAAATTGCTAATCGTAAAGGTAAAACTATTGATGGTGTGTTTATTAAAGAAGCTGATTTGAAAGGAGAAGAAAATGGCTAATTGTATAACTCCTAAATTGCTTGATGCAATAAATTCACTAGATATTAAGCAGCTTGAAAGTCGAGAAACCAGGTCATTAGAAGAATTACTTGATCCGCATGATTGGCGTTTAGTTGAGGTTTTGAAATTCCGTCAACGCATTAAAGATGCAGAAAGGAATAATGAGCAACACACTATTAATTCAATTAAAAGTTCATTTGAGAAATATAAACTCACTGATAGGGTCCAACAAGCAATTGTTTTAAGGTATTTGGGCCTTAACTTTGGTGAAATTCAAGCAGTAACAGATCTAGGACGAAATAAAATTTATCATCATGTAATTCACAAATTTCCTGATTTAGGGCCTAAAGATGTTGATCTAAAAATTATTGAAAATCGTTTAAGAACACAGGGATTAGAGAAAATATTAAGGGAGTTTCAAGCAAATGTTTCATAAATTAGTACAACTATTTTGCAATCATAGCTACGTTTACTATGGAACCACATGGGTTAATGGTAATCGTGTGGTGCAGTACAAATGTTCTAAGTGCAATAAAACAAAAAATTATTATTAAAGTGAGGTAACCGAATAATTGCAATGTTTGTGTTTTGTCTCGGGTTAGCTATCGGTTTTATCTTAGGTAAAGCAAATGATTAAGTTAGTATTTCCGTTCGATCCTGTAGCACAGGCTAGAACTAGGGCTACTAATAGAAAAGGGAAAATTGTGGTTTATGATCCTGAAAATACAGCTATTTACAAGAGAAGAATAAATATGGTTGCAATGAAGCACATGTTAGGTAAAAAACCTCTTGAAGGCCCTTTGAGTGTAAAGATTAGGTTTTATCGTCCTATACAAAAAAATCTTACTAAAAAAGTAAGAAATGATCGGTTATCTGGTAAAGAAAGACCGATTGTAAAGCCAGATTTATCAAATTATGTAAAAGCAATAGAAGATGGACTAAATAAGATTGTCTGGAAAGATGATAGCTTAATAGTTCACGAAGAGACAGACAAGTTTTATTCAGAAAATCCAAGAATAGAAATTGAGGTGGAACAGTGGGAGCCAGAATTATAAAAAGTTTTTCAACTATTGCAGGACTACTTACAGTTGGAGGAGTGGCTATAACGGTAGTACTTATTGCATTAACTATGCTAGGTGGACTTCTTAGATTTGTTATGTGGTTATGGGATCCATTAATGAGGTTGCTAGGCTTATGAAGCTAACTAAAACACTATATAAACGTTTAGCGGATGAAGCAATGGAAGCAGCTCAAATATCAATGGAGCGACCAAAAGAAGGTGATAAAGCATGGAGAAAATATAAGTTTGATGTATATAACTTAATGGCAGAAGGATATGAGGTTCCTACTGATTCTGTGCATTCACCAGCTAATCCTAATAATTGGTCATACTAAAGCAAAAAGGACGCACCAAATGGCACGTCCAAAACAAAAACAATCAACTCTATAAAATTAGAAAGGGAGCGTGTAGTTGGTGCAACTATTTCCACAACTTGACAAGGACAGGACATTCTTTAAGGTACAAGATTTCCTCTATAATGCTTATCCAGAAATTAAACGGCGTGCAGGTTCCTGGGGTGATTATAGCTCTCCAACTGTCGATGACATGCCCAAAGCGCCATCTTATGGGAATAGCTCAGAAAGAAGAATGATTGAACATGCATTATATGGGAGTGCAGTTTATGCAGTGCATTATGCAATAAAACACTGTTCGGCTACAAGTCAGATTATTATTAAATGTCGATATTTTGAGGAACTATCTAATAGCAAAGTAAAGGCTAGAATTGGATATTCAGGAAATGACGCTTATTACTCAAGGTTAAAGAGTGCATGTGCTGAATTTGCTGATTGCTTAGAGCCTGCTTGTAATTATTACGGCGTTCCAGAAGAAATTATCCCAGATTTACATGTTTATCAAAAACAGGAAACAATCAGGAAATAAGCAGGAAAAAGTCGGGAAAAACACGGGACATCAGCAGGATAACTTTTATCGTATTATGATATTGTCGCATGATTGCGATAGAACTATTCACGAGTGTCATAATTTGGGTTCGATGTATTTTAAGCCTCAACATGCTTTAACTGTTGTCATTTGAGTGAATAATCTTTTTATGTGTACCGCAACTCGAGATTTAATCAAATGTTGGCTAGTAATAGCTGTGTGGAAAGCAAGAAGACGGTGGACTTCAGGCACCGCAAACTGGCAGATGGAGGTAGAGTCCATAATCCACATTGGAACTGGTAAATATCCTCAATTACTTAATAAAAAACTTTGTTGTCTTACGCATTGCGCCAGTTCCATATTATCGCGGTAACAAAATTTATTATAAGGAGATGAAGAAGCTCCTCCTTTACAATTAGTCGAGAACCACGATTATGCTGATGTGGGCCGATGGCAGGCTACTGAGTTTTCAACAGTTTCTCAGGAAAGGCGGTTCGATTCCGTCAATCAGCATTAATACACTTACTATAGGTGTTATTAAACTTATGATTTCTCCGTTTTTTTCTATATTTAATACGCAAAAGTATTTACAATAATACGCAAACGTGATATTATAATAGATGTAGAAAGGAGGAAAGATATGGCTAAGAAAAATAAAAAGAAGAAAGCAGAACAACAACTCAAACTGAAAACAGCAAAATATGGAGCCATTGCTGCTTGGGCAATACCGGCTTTACCAATTGCTGAAACAATCAGAGATGTAGTTAAATACCTTCTTCTTAAAAATAAATAGTTAAAGCAAAGGGTAGGGATAAAACCTTGCCCGCTTTGCCATATCTAATTTTATCATGAGTAAAGATGAAAAGAAGTATGAGAAGTACAAAAAAAGTATTAAATGGGCTCTTATTACTGGTGTAGTTGCTTGGACCGTTTATGGGGTGGTGCACACATGGATAGGATAGATTTAGATAATCCTAATATCATGGATGCAAAGGAAGCCTCTAAGATTTGGGGACATTCAGAGAGTTACGTTAGAATTTTCTATAAACAAAACCCAGAAAAATTTCCTAAAGGATCAATAAGGAAGTTTGGAACAACATGGGTAGTAACTACTGAGGGTATGGAAGCAATAACAGGGATGAAAGACCCCAGGAAAAACAATGAATAGGGCGATGGCTTAATCAGCTGTCGCCTTTTAATTTACATTCAATTTGGAGGTGTGGTGATATGACATGACGAACCAAGAAAAGGCGGAAAAAGATTATTTAGCAGGAATGAAGTATAAAGACATTGCTGTTAAATATGATGTGTCTATCAACACTGTTAAATCATGGAAAAAGCGAAATGGTTGGTCAAGAGGTGCACCTAAAAAATCTAAAGGGGTGCAACCCAAAAAGAAAAGGGTGCACACAAAACAAGAAAAAGTTGCACCATCTTTGCCATCCCCAGAATTGCCGGAAAGTGATGAGCTTAACGATAAACAGAAAGCCTTTTGTTTGTACTATTTGCAAAGATATAACGCCACTTGGGCTTATCAGAAAGCATATGGTGGAAGTTATGATACAGCTCGGACTAACGGACCAAGATTGCTTGCAAATGCTCGCATTAAAAATTATCTCGCTGAGCTTAAAAAGCAGCAGTCACAGGATTTGTATTTAGATGCTAATGACATCTTAAAGCAGATAGCAAAGCAAGCCTTCGCTGATTATGGCGATTATATCGACTTTGGAAGTGAAGAGGTAATAGAAGTTGATGCTAAGGGGATGCCTGTTTTTGACCCAGAGACTGGTGATTATAGGAAGTATACACGGTCATTTGTTAACTTAAAGGATAAAGAGGAAGTTGATACCTCATTATTGAAAAAAGTTAGTATTGGCCGTGATGGTGTGGTTGTTGAACTTATGGATCAGCAGAAGGCATTGCAACTATTGCTTGATCGTCTCCCTGAACCAGAAGTTAACGATGAAAGTACCAACTCATTACTCACAGCGCTTAATAAGGGATTGCAAAAGATATGGAGTGATAAGAAGAATGAAGACGATAAAGGGTAGATTTCCATTTACTCCATTCAGCCAAAAACAACTTCAAGTGTTAAGCTGGTGGGCTAATGATAAATTGAAAGACTATGAAGCTATTATCTGTGATGGCTCAGTTCGTGCTGGTAAAACCGTTGTGATGTCCCTTTCTTATGTGTTGTGGTCAATGACACAGTTTGATGGTCAACAATTTGGAATGGCTGGTAAAACAATTGGTTCATTTAGACGTAACGTATTGAGGCCATTAAGAAGCATGTTGGAAAGTGAAGGATACCTGATTAGAGATTCACGGTCTGACAATATGGTGACGATTAGTAAAAATGGTCATACAAATTATTACTTTATCTTTGGTGGTAAAGATGAAGCTTCTCAGGACTTGGTACAAGGTATTACCTTAGCTGGGTTCTTTTTTGATGAAGTTGCTCTAATGCCTCAATCATTTGTTAATCAAGCAACAGCCCGGTGTTCAGTTGCAGGTGCAAAAATGTGGTTTAACTGTAACCCAGAAGGGCCATATCACTGGTTTAAGCTTGAATGGATTGATCGGCTAGAAAATAAGAAGGCGTTGAGACTTCACTTTATGATGGCTGATAATCCATCACTTAGCCAAGAAACCATTGATCGCTATAACCGTATGTTCTCTGGCGTTTTCTATAAACGCTTTATCTTAGGGATGTGGGTACTTGCTGATGGTGTTGTTTACGATAACTTCAACAAAGATGAGATGGTTGTAACGCCACCTCAAAATGCTGTTTGGGAAAAACAATGGATCAGCATTGACTATGGGACACAGAACCCCACCGTATTTAAGCTCTGGAGCTTGTATAAGGGCGTTTGGTATAACAATGACGAATATTACTACTCAGGGCGAGAAAAGGGTAAACAGAAGACTGATGAGCAATATATCGATGACTTAGAGGACTTCTTCTACAACAACCGATTAGAACGCCATTTAGTTAAATTGATTGTTGATCCCTCAGCTGCTTCATTCAAAAAATCATTACGTAATCGTGGCTTTAAGGTTGTTAATGCTAACAACAATGTGATTGATGGTATCCGTTTCATGATGACCCAAATGAACGAGGGCAAAATGAAATGGACCGATAAATCAGAACACACAATTAAAGAATTTAATTCTTATGTTTGGGATACAAAGGCCGCTGATCGTGGTGAAGATGCAGTTGTAAAGGAACATGACCACTGCATGGATGCGGACCGCTACTTTGCAATGAGAGTTCTATACAAGAAACCTGGTACTAAAGTTAGACTTATTAAGGAGGGAATTTAGTTGGAGAAGTATCTTAATGAACGTTGTATTGTAAGTGAGGATGACGTTTTCTATTACAATAGCGATGATGATATTACACGTGCTGATGTAATGCGATTTATTTTAGAAAACGAAACTTTATCTTCAAAATATGCTTCTTATGGCCGTTACTACAAAGCAAAACATGACAAGATCATGAATGCTCCAAAAAAGCCTAACAACAAGCCGGATAATCGTCTTATTCTAAATTATCCTAAAAAGTTGGTTGATACTTATACTGGTTTTGCTGTTGGGAAGCCAGTACAAATTACCCTTCAAGAAGATATGGCTAACAAGGCGCTATCAGAGTTTAATCAAACTAGAAATATTGATACTTTGCTTGCTAAGGTTTGGAAAGAGTCCGCTATTTATGGTCGGGCTTATTTTTATGTCTATGGCGCTAACAAAGAGATTTATGTTACTGACGCAACACCAATGGATTGTTTTATTATCTACGACAATACGGTAGCTCACGAACCGTTATATGCTGTTAGATATGCCAAAGTTGGTCCATCTCAACGCTATCAAGTAACAATTTACAGTAACGATTACCAATATAATTTTGAAAGTGGTAACGGTAGAGACGGTCTAGGAGACAGGAAACAAAACCCGTTTCACATTATCCCTATCATCGAGGTTGTGGAGAACGATGAAAGGTTAAGCGTAATTGCTAATGTAAAGACGTTAATTGATGAGCTTGATAAATCATTAAGCGAGAAAGCAAATGATGTTGATTATTTTGCTGATGCTTATATGAAAGTCTTAGGCGCTTTGTTAACCGATGACCAAATCAAACAATTACGAGATATGAGAATTATTAATCTCAAATCTTCAAATAATGAAGATGACCAGGTTGAAAATCTTGATGTTGACTTCTTAAGCAAGCCTAATGCTGATGAAACTCAAGAAAATCTAATCAATCGGATTGTTGATAATCTTTATCAAATTTCAATGATTGTTAATTTGAATGATAAGGACTTTGGTAATTCAACTGGTGTTGCCTTGGAAATGAAATACAAGCCAATGATGAACTTAGCAACATTAAAAGGTCGTATGTTTACTCGCTCTATAAAGCAGATGTATAAAGTCATCTTTGCTTCCGACTTAATTAAACAAGTGGACGCTGATACCTGGAAAGACTTGGATATTAATTACCAGTTCGACTTACCACACGATACCTTAACAGAAGCACAGACCGCCCAAGCTTTAGCTAATTTAGGAATCTCACGCCTAACTTGGCTAAAAACAATTTCTGCTGTAAATGACCCTAAACAGGAGGAAGAGAACATGGACGCTGAAAAGCAAAAGCAACTTCAACAGAACTATGATTTCTTGAAAGGAAAACATGCTGTAACGGACGGTGAAGCTAATGACAACAGTTCAACAGGAAAAGAAGAGAATAGAGCAGTTACTGAGTAGAGATGATAAGACGGATAAACAGCTTGAAGCAGTCTATAACGAAGGAGTAGACATGCTGAAAGCAATTATCAATGAAATCTTTACTAAGTATGCAATTGATGGCGTTCTCGTTCCTGCTAATCTTTCTCACAAGGTAACGAGAAGTGACATGATGCTTCTTAAACGCCAATTTGATAAACTTCCTGATGATTTAGAGTTACCAGCAAAAGAAAGAGAAGAGTATTACATTGCTGTTAGCCAAAATTCACAGAAGAGCTTAATCACCGCTGTAGTCGGTATGGCTCTAATTGGTTTGACTTATAAAGCAAAGAGCATTATCCATTCAAACAATCAAACTGCTGCTAAAGAGGAAGTTGATTATTTGAAGAAGAATAATAGCTTTACCAAAACTCAGCAAAAAAGGTTAAATCAAAAAGCTAAACAAGTTGCTCAACCTGAATACAAGTTGCCATCACAGAATGATATTTATGTGTCGTGGCCGGAAAGGTTATGGTTAGACCATGATAGATTACTTAATCGAATTGACGATAACATTAATATCATGCTTAAAAAGGGGATGACACCAGCTGATATTGCTGATGTTATGTTCCCTGGTAATGCTGAAAGTATGCGACAAGATAACATACCAAAAGCAATGAGAGATGCTGCTATTTCAGCTAAACGAATTGCTAGAAGTGAGGCTGTAAGTAGAGAAGATGAATTGGACGAGCAAGCTTTCAAAGCTAAGAAGGTTAAATACTTTGGATGGGTAACAGAAAAAGGTGCATGTAAAAAGTGCATTGCAATTTCATTAGCCGGACCTTACAAAGTAGGTGATCCTGATAGCCCAAGAATTCCAAGTAGTTCTCATCCCAATTGTCGATGTCGGCGAATACCTGTTGATGGAGATGAGGAGAAATCACAAGGCCTATCTGAAAAAGATATTGCTTTATTACAAAAATATACAAGTAGTTACGCTTATAAAATCAACGATAATTTAAGAAGAGGAACGCTATCAGATGAGGATAAAGATTTTGTCCATTCATTTGATAGCGTTTTGAGTAAAATGCCTAAATATACGTCAGCAAAGCCATTAAATCGTGATTACTTTTTCGACGATGAAGGCCTAAACGATTTTTTCCAGAAGCTTAATAAGTCAAAATATTTTGTCGATTCTGCCTACGCTTCCACATCTAAAGGTGATTATGGGCAAGGCGAACAGCAACTCCGATTTATTATTAAAAAGCATTATAATGGTGTTGACATTAGTAAATATGGTGTTGAAGGTGAGGACGAAGTTCTTTTTCCTCGTCATACTGTATTTAAAATTGTCGGGAAGGATGCTAAAGGAGCATTTCCAATCATTTACTTGGAGGAACAGACATGAGTAAGAAGCCTTATGAAGACAAACGATGGCGTGGGACGTTGTTTGAATTGGAGATGAGTTTGCGAGAAAGAACAACAAAGCCAACACCGGAAGAAGAAAAAGAAGATCGAGAGTTCATGGACGGTGTTAAGAGAATTTTGAAAGAAAAAAAGAAGCTGAAAGAAAAACGCAAAAAATAATTGTAAGACATCCTAACAGGGTGTCTTTTTTTATGCCCAAAACATGCTGATGGCGTAAAAAGCTGCAAGGTAAATAGTCAAACAAGACTTAAAAAAGGAGGTATCCGTCATGGATCAGGAACAACCAAACAATGGGGTTGAAACACCTAGTGTAGAACAGCCAGAAAAGAACGGTGGAGCTCAACCGGAAAAGACATTTACACAAGATGAAGTAAATCAAATTGTGGAAGAGCGGTTAGGACGAGAAAAGGGAAACATTCGTAAGGACTTACGGCCAATCATCGAAAAAGAAATTCGTGATGAAATCAAAGATGAGGAAGATGAAGCTAAAAAGTTAAAGCGTATGGATGATGACCAACGGCACGAATACGAGAGTAAGAAAAAAGATGATCGTATTGCTGAATTAGAAGCTCAACTCAACCACAATGAAATGGAACGTATCGCAACCGACATCCTTAGTAAAAAGGGTGTAGCTGCTGATAGCGAAACATTATCTTTTGTAGTTGCTGATGATGCTGAAACAACTAAGGCTAATATTGATAAGTTTGTTGCTCTAGTTAGCCGTAAAGCTCAAGATAACCGCCGTGAACAGTTCAATGACCCTGTACCTAAAGACGGTGGAAATGGAGAGAAGGCTGTTGATATCACTGCTTTTAATAAGATGGGGTATAAAGAACGAGTTGAACTAAAACAAAAACAGCCAACGCTTTATAACCAATTGATGGAACAAATGTTTAAGGAGGATAAATAAATGGCAGATCAAGTTACACAATCTGATAATGTGCTAGATCCCCAGGTCTTAGCTGATATGATTCCAGCTAAGTTAACTGCTGGATTGAAGTTTACAACGCTAGCACAAGTTGACAATACTTTAGAAGGGCGTCCTGGTTCTACAGTTGAGTTTCCAACATGGAATTACATTGGGGATGCAGAAGATGTTCAAGAAAACGAACCGATTGATACTTCAAAGCTCACCTACGGTTCAAAGGCAGCAACTATTAAAAAGATCGGTAAGGGTGGTTCTGTTACAGATGAAGCCTTAGAAACAGGTTATGGTGATGCTTGGGGTGAATTATCGAATCAATTAGGATTAGCGATGGCTAACAAGGTTGATAACGACATCCTTGATACATTACGTCAAGCTGTTCAAAATACGTCCGTAAATCTTTCGCTGGACGGTATTCAAGATGCGCTTGATGTTTATAATAGTGAAGATGATGCAACAACTGTCTTAATTGTTTCACCTAAGGCAGCAGGGCGCTTACGTTTAGCCGCTGGTAAAGATTGGCTACGTGGTACTCAATTAGGAACAGATGCTGTTACCAAAGGTGTTTATGGCGATGTGTTAGGTGTGCAAATTATTCGTTCTCGTAAGCTTAATGCTAACGAAGCATTCTTAGTTAAGACCGGTGCAGAAGATGGTAAACCGGCTGTTAAGTTAATGCTTAAGCGTGGTATCAAGGTTGAACAAGACCGTATTCCTAAACAGGGACGTACTGATGTATACGCTACGGCAATGGAAGCAGCTTATCTATATGATCCTACAAAAGTTGTAAAGATTACGTTTAAGGATGTTGATGGTCCAGCTGGAACAAATGGTGCACCTGCTGATGTAACACCAGATGATAAACCTATTAATGTTCCAGATGAAAAGAAGTTGGGACGTCAGAAGAAAGCATCTAAGCCAGCTAATGATGGTCAGAAGCCAGGCGAAGCTTAATGGCATATCAAGTTATTAAAGCTTTTACCGATAGCAACCTTAATTCAGTTGATGAGACTGGAGAAAAGCATGTGTACTGGGAGGGAGACGAATACCCTTATAAACAGTATGCAGGCGCTCAAACAAAGCTACGACTTGCTGAACTAACAAATGGTGGCTTTATTGAGGAGGTTAGTGAAGATGAGCGAACAGCAGAATGATAGAGTAGCTAAACGCCTTAAACTTTTTCCTAATTTAAGTGAAGCATTATCTAAACTTGATAAAGATATTATTGATGAATTAATTAATGATGCACTAGATCAAGCTGCAACTGATGGTTTTACAGAAAGTAATATTGTTCGAGGAGCAACTTATTTAGCTGCTCATTTCTGTAATCTTGCAAGTGCTACCGGATCAAATATTTCAAAGCAACAGGCCTCAGTGCTTACTATTGAATATTTTGATCGTGGTGGTAGTGATGATTTTCTAGTCGAGTATAATCGCTTAAAAAACTCATTACGGCAGAATTCTATTAGATTTATGTAGGTGATCCTATGAATATTTCAGTGGAAGGTAGTGTCGAGGGTGACTTAGGCATTGAAAAGATGATTACGAACCTTAGAGAATTGGATGGAAAAGCCGTTGAAGCTGGTGTATTTGGCGGTTTTGATCAGAAGAAAGCAATGTGGCAAGAGTATGGAACAAGTCGTGGTATTCCATCACGTCCCTTTTTACGAAATACTCTTTATGAAAATGAAGGACGTTTTGCCAATTATGTTGCACCATTTATTGCAAATATTCTTAATGGTGGTTCGGCTGATGGAGTAATCAATGCATTAGGTCCTTTTATGCAAATGAGCATTCAGCGGACTATTGCAGCTGGTGGTTTTGCTCCATTAGCAGCATCTACAATTGCTAAGAAAGGTCATAGCAAACAATTAATTGATAGCGGATCTATGTACGGTTCGATTGATTGGAGGGCTGTTTAATGAGCTTTTATATTGATATGACCACTGTGTTAGATATGTTTAAGACAGAAATTAAAGTGGTTTCTGGTAGTTCTGAGGGTGAATGGATTGATGGTCAATGGCAAGAAGCCCAGGGACAAGAAACTACTTATTATGAACCATTCGTACCTAATGATTTAGTTGGTCAGTATTCGTTTATGAATGTAATGCGTGATGTTGGGGATTTCACTCAATACAACGCAATTTGGCTTTCAAAACACTCTGATTATCCAATTAATACGATTGTTGAACATAAGAATAAACGCTATCGAGTTTGCAACATTCAAGACCTAAGCGATTATTCCAATGTCACTATGTACTATCTTCAAAGTGAGGAGGGACAAGATGGCAACAAGTTATGATTATTCAATTCTATATAAAACTTTCAGCCGACTTATTAAGAGCCGGCTGAATTTAGTTATGATTGAACTTTATGGCAATGGAAAGCCACCTGAACCTCCGTTTGTAGCATTTGATATTGTAGCACCGAAGATACCGACAAATTATTTAGAAGACGACAGAACCTTTGAGGCTGTTGTCTCTTTTACTATCTACGCCAAAACAAAGCTACAAGCCTTAAATTACTGTAATCAATTAAGAGCGGTTTTAGGTGATCTTGCTTCAAGAGACATTTATGAAGATAACGATATTGTGATGGTTGAAAGAATGCAAGTTCAGCCTCGATATGTTGAAGAAAGCAATAATTACGCCTTTATGTTTGGTTTTGATATGCGCTTAAGACTTTGGGAAACGTATATTGATGAAGGCAAAGGCACAATTGAACATGTTAAATATAAGGAGGATGTAAAATGAGTAATATTTTATCTGATATTACAGTTAAGCTTAATATTGAAACGCCAAGTATTCCTGTAAATATGGGAAACTTGGCAATTTTTGTAAAGGGAGCTAAGCAAAATGTAGAAACATTCGGTTCATATGAAGATTTACAGAATGCTTATGGTTCAAATGAGTTATTGAAGCAAGTTGCTAATGGTTACTTTAGCCAAGATGATCATGGCAACAAGTTATTTGTTGTGACATATACCGATGTTGCAACTGCTGCTTCTGCATATTACCCAGAAGGTTGGGAATTTGCCACAGTTATTCCTACTGATCCAACGGCACCGGTAACTATCTTGCCTTCAAGTGAAGAAGGAAAGGAAAACTCTCAACCAGTAACCACTGATACAACTAATGCTTGGGCTGATGTAGTTGCCTTATCTAACTTTATCGATGGTAAGAATGAACGCTTTGCTGTTGTTGGTATGGCCGCGACCCCAGAAAATGTAGAAAATGCTGCTGAATTTAAGAAGAAGTTTGGTAATTCACCACGTACCATTGCATTCTTTAGTGGTGCTAATCAAGCAGAAGCTGAATATGGTATCGGTGGCCTTGTTGGAGCTGTAGGTAATGAAACTGTTGGTTCTGTTACCTGGAAGTTCCGTAAGATTGGTGGAGTAAAACCTGTTGATTTAACAGTTACTCAAATTCAAAAGCTTCACGAAAGTAACATTTTTACTTACGTTACTAAAGCTGGATTAGATCAAACATCAGAAGGTAAAACTTTGGGTGGCGAATTTGTTGATGCATTACATGGGGATGACTGGGTAAAGGCATCACTTGAAACTCGGCTTCAACAATTGCTCTCAAATGCTAAAAAGATTACCTATGATGATGCTGGTATTGCACAAATTGATGCAACTGTAACAGCGGTTCTTACTGATGCAACTAACAACGGTATCATTTCAATTAATCCAGAAACTAACGCTGGTCAATTTACCGTTAAAACAGCTTCACGTGCTCAATCTTCTAATGAAGATATCGCACAACGGAACTACAACGGGCTTCAATTCAGTTACACCCGTTCTGGTGCAATTCATACTGTTAAGGTTAACGGTCAAATCAACATTTAAGGAGGACTAAATAATGGCTGATGTACGTTTATATGATGCGGTTAAAGCAAATATTGTAGTTGATGGACGGACCATTCAAGGGTTCCAAGATGGAGATATGTTCTCTTACACCTACAAAGAAGAAAAGGTTAAGACAACTGTTGATGCACAAGGTAACCCAGCGATTGCTATTAACAACAATCACTTGGCTACTGTAACAATTAACTTAACTGGTAACTCAGTAGATCATAAATATCTAAATGGTATCGCTAACGCTAATAAGCAAGTAACGTTATCAATCACTTCTGAATTTGAAAAGGTTTCTGGTAATCAAGCATTTATTGTTAAGGTTCCAGATGGTGCCTTTGGTAAGGATACTCCAAAACGTTCTTACACTTTTGAAGTATTGGATATGCGTGTAGAAGCTTTGTAATTACTGGTAACTAAATAACGGCTAAGGGTTCAATTCCTTTAGCCGTTTTTTTCATAAAGATATATTTTAGGAGGAATTTTTATTATGACTGAAAAGAACACAAACGTTAAGAACAACCAAGTACAACCTGCAACTGTAGACCGTTTAAGCGCTCATGAAGATTGGACATTTACTGATGCTAATGGTTATGAATGGAAGTATCGTTTCCAATTCCCAGGGCTTAAGAAGGCCTATGAAATGCTAGATAATGCAACAATGGCAAATGGTCAAATTGCAAAGTCAATCTTATTCGATGAATACCTTCAAAACATTGTGGTTAGTGAAAAGTTAACATCACTTGATGACTTGATTGATCGTCCTGGTGTGAACGAATTATTTGATGCGATGGACTCCTTTCTTGGTGGCTTACTCTAAACCAGCTAATCAAGGGGAAATCATCAATGAAGTCAATGATAATGACGCTTTTTGGTTCCCGGTAATTGCTGGGGTGGCTACTCGTGAAGAAATGGAGAGAGCCACTATGAAAGAGGTGCAAATATTAAATGAAGTTGCAAGCCGAAAGCTAGAATTGATGGGAGGAGTTGGGATAGAGGATGAGTAATGAAACCACAATCCGGGCGAATGTTAAGGTTAGTGGACTTTCAGAACTTGAGAGAGCCAATAGCTTAATCAAGGAAATTAATCAATCTCTATCAAGCTTAGGCCGGAGTGGTGGAAACAATGGTTTAAGCGGTTTATCCTCTAGCATTAATAAAGCTAAGGTAGAAGCAAAAGAATTAAAGGCGGCTATTAAACAAGCCGATGATATTAATTTAAGCAAAGTTGGTAATACTGCTGCTGAGGGACTAACTAAGGCAGAGAATAAAGCCAATCAGCTTAAAGCAAAATTAGAACAAGCCAATAACGTTAATCTTAATAAGACTGGAAATTCTGCATCAGAAGGACTTTCCAAAGCAGAAAATAAAGCTAGTCAACTTAAGTCTAAGCTTGAGCAAGCTGATAACGTTAGTCTTAGCAAAGTTGGAAATAGTGCTGTAGAAGGACTATCTAAGGCAGAATCTAAGGCTAGTCAGTTAAAAAGCAAGCTAGAACAAGTAAATAGCGTTAATGGTAGTATGGCCGGACAGAAAATTAGTGAAGGCCTTAGTCGTGCAGAAAGTAAGGCTAATCAGTTTCAAAATTCTGTTCGTCGGTCCGTTTCTGCTGAGCGAGAATTAGCAAGTGCAGCTCATTCTGTAGCTCAGGCAGAACAACAGAGTGCAAGTGCAGCCCAACGAGGAGCACAAGCACGACAACAAGCGGCTCAATCTGCTAGACAAAATGCTCAAGCAGAACGTCAAATGGCAGCAATTAGTGCTTCTTCTCCTGAGAAAAAGGAAGGTAAAGTACGAGGAGCTGTTAGAGATGTTGTTGGTATGTATACTCTTGGTAATCTTGCTGCTAATGGGATTATGGCAGCAGGTGAAGGAGTTAAAGGCCTTTTTGGGTCTGGTTTAAGTTACATTAGTCAGCAACAGGCCTCACAAGTCTCATGGGCTTCTAATGCAAGGTCAGTTAGTGATCTTCTTGGACGAAGTATGACTAATGCACAAGCTACCCGTTTTTCTAAGGGAATGGTTCGTGATATTCAGAACTTGGCTACATCAGCTGGTAATGATTATGGGCAAGTTTCAGATGCAGCATTAGCCTTTTATGCAACAGGTGGCGGTGTTTCAACCGCCGGTAATAAGAAGAAAACGTTACAACTTACTAAAGACATGCTTAACCTGCAAGATGCTGGTGGTATGAATGATGAAGAAATGGGACGTTTTATCGCTTCTGTTGCTAAGACTTTAGACCAAGATAAAATGGATACAGACCGATTAAATCAATTAAAGTCTTTTAACCCTAACGTTGATGAATTTCTTAATCGTGCATATAAAAAGCGAACAGGTAAAGATGCAACTAAGCCCCAAGATTACAAAGGGGATGACTTAGTTGAAGCTATCCATATGATGGGTATGGCTCCTGGTGTTTCAGATGCTTCTAAGAAAATGAATCAAAGCTTGGCTGGGGTACAACGTGCTGTAAAGAACGGTATGGTCCGTATGACAGCAGGCTTTGAAGAGCGTTTAGGAAAAGGTCTTAATAAAGCCTTTGGTGGAGATGGGAAACTATTCTCACGAATTACTGATTGGTTTAATAATCCGAAGAAAACAGAAGGATTCACTAATAAAGTAGCTGATGGTACAACTGGTGTTATTTCTGCTGTTGGTAAAGGCGGACGTGAAGCAATTGATTTAGCTAAGAAGTTATCCGATGTAGCTAAGCCGATTGCTGGCGGGTTCTCAACTGGATTTATTGATCAAGTCAAGGCGTTTAAAAATGGATTATCCACTGCTTATAATGGCTTAAAGAGTACCGCCTCTAAGTTAAGTGATGCTATTCCTAAGGGAGCAAAAGGTAAATTTTCAACTATTGGAAATGAGCTGGGTAATGCTACTGGAAAAGTTACTGCTTTCTTAGTTGCCATTCGTGGCCTATCTAAATTACCAGGTATTGGTCAAGGCATTACTAAGGCAATGCAACCATTGTTAAAGTTTGCTTCAAAGTTACCAGTAGTTGGTAAAGGGTTAAGTGGTCTTATTTCTAAGATTACTGGTATTAAAAAGCTTGATGAAGCTAAGAATATGAGCGCTGCTGGTAAAATGCAGAATGCCGCTAACACTATGATGTCTGCTGCTAATCGAATGAATAGCGGTGGACGAAATGGTGGCTTTGGTGGTGGAGTTAGTTCAACTTATGGTAGTAGCACTGGCTATTACAACAACGGAGAACTTTATGATGGTTATACAGGACCGCTAACCAGAACCGGTCTCTATCATAGTAAAGCAGGTACCAATGGTGATCCTAACGCTTGGTTTAACAAACTGATTTCTCGAGGGCAGAATTATCTGAGTGCTGCTAATCCACAACATGGAAAAGGTAGTTTTGTTCAAAGAATTAAAGGTAATGTATTAACCGGTGTTGGTAGAGCCGGTCAACGTGTCTTTGGTGAAAGTAGAGTTGGTAATGCTGTTTATCGTGGAGCATTAGCGACTGGACGTGGCTTAAGAGCAGCAAGAGGCTTTATAGGTAGAGGCGCTCCTGGAATGAATGCTACCTTTGCTGCTATGGATGCCATGTCAGTAATAGGAACCACAAAATCAGGTTCTCTTGCACGTCATAAAGGCGTTGGAAATGCAGTAGGGCAAGGTGTTGGGTCTACTGTAGGGATGGCTGCAGGAACTGCTTTAGGTTCACTAATTGGAATGCCTACAGTAGGTGCGGTCGCCGGTAGTTTTCTTGGTGGATGGGCTGGTGGAAAAGTTGGTTCATGGATCGGCTCAAAATTCGGTGGAAGTAGGCCATCAAGTAACAAACTAACTCAGCAACAGCGTGATGCTATCAAAGCAGATGAAATAGTTGCTAAAACCAATTTCACAAATGGCTATAACAGTCTCTACCAATCTGCTGGACAAAAGCCACCGGTTTCCGCTGCTAAAGCGTATAAAACGATGAATGCTGCTTCTAAAGGTAATGCAAAAGCACAGGCAGCAGCGCAACTTTATGATCAAGCTATGCAGGCAGGAGATTTAACTTCAGCTAATAAGTACTTTAGTCAAGCTCAAAAACAGGTTAAAGCAGGCGATGCTAAAGGCATTAAGAGTGCTCAAAGTAAATTAAGTAAAGCTAAGAAAAATGAAAAAAAGGCTTATGATGATGCTTATACTAAAGCTTTAGGTGAGGCATATAATCAAAAACTGCATGGCAAAGATGCAAGGAACCAGGCAAAGTTGCTAGCCAAAGGTGATAAGAATTACCAAAAGGCAAGGAAGAATACAAAATCTGCTCAGAATAAGGTTAATAAAGCCAAGAAGAAGTATAAAGATGACACTGGGGAAGACTACAAAAAGCCTAAAGCAAGTTCTAAAGGCAAAGGTAGCAAAGGTGGAGCTTCTTCTAAGAGCAAGCCTAAGAAGAGCGGATCGTCTAAAAGATCAGGAAGCAGAAAACCTAGTCGTTCTAAGTCCAAGTCTTCTCATGGTAGTTCCAAACCTTCCTCTAAGAAGTCACGTTCAAGCTCATCAAGCAAGAAGAGATCAAGCAGAAGCAATAAGAGTGCTAGTCGGGATCAGAAATCAGCTTCCCGTAAGTTAGATAAAGCTGCTTCTAATATGAACAAGGCAGCTTCTAAGAAAGCTAAGTCATCATCTAAGGGCAAGAGCCATAGTGGAAGCAAAGGGAGTTCTAATAAACGCTCAAATGTAAAGGCTAGTGTGAAAGGCACTAAAAAGGCTAAAGATTTATCTAAGGCTACTAAAGGTGTTAAGAATAAAAACGCCAAAGTTAAGGCAAACGTAAAAGGCACTAAAGACGCTAAAAAGCTTTCAAAAGCTACTAAAGGCGTTAAGAGCAAAAATGCTAAAGTTAAGGCTAAAACTTCTGGTGGTAACAAAGTTAAAAAGTTAGCCAAAGATACTAAGAACGTTAAAAATAAGAATGCCAAGATTAAGGCTAAGACCTCAGGTGGTAACAAGGTTAAGAAGTTAGCTAAGGATACCAAGAAGGTTAAGAATAAAAACGCCAAGATTAAGGTTAAAACTTCTGGTGAAAACAAAGTAAAGAAACTTTCTAAGGATCTCAAGAAAGTCAAAAACAAGAATGCTAAAGTAAGGGTTCGAGTTTCTGGCGAGAACAAAGTCAAGAAATTAGCTAGAGATATTAAGAAAGTTAAGAACAAGAACGCTAGGGTAAGAGCTACTGCAACAGGTGCAGGTAAAGTCAAGTCTCTAGCAAGTTCAATTAAACGTGTCAAAAACAAGACAGCACGAGTAAGAGCTTCCGCTTCTGGTGCTGGTCAAGTTAAGAGTTTGGCTAGTGCAATTAACCGAGTTAAGAATAAAACGGCACGAGTAAGAGCTTCTGCTACTGGTACAGGTCAAGTTAAGAGTCTGCAAAGTGCTATTAATGGAGTTAAAAACAAAACGGCTAGTGTTACTGCTAAAGTAACTGGTACAGGACAGGTTAAGCAATTAACTAGCGCTATTAATTCTGTTAAAGGTAAAAGCGTTAGTGTTAGCGCTAAGGTTAATGGTACTGGTGAAGTGCGTGCATTAGCTAGTGCAATTAATGCAGTTCATAGTAAACACGTTACTATTACAGCAACGGTTTCTAAGAGTGGACATCTAGCTACTGGTACTCCAGGCGCTACTTCTGCATTTAATGGACGATTAGCAACAGGGACACCAGGAGCAAGTAAGAGCTTTATTGCTGCTCTTGCTAAAGGAACTCCAGCAGCTACTACAGCGCAATGGTCCGCCAATGGTGGTGTTAAGCGGGGAAACTATCTTGTTAATGATGCACCAGGCGCCGATTTTGTTGAAGCATTCATGACTAAGGCTGGAACGATTGGATTATTCCCTAAGCAAAGAAATTTAGTAGTTCCTTTAGAAGAAGGAACTCAAGTTCTTAATGCTAATGAGACTAAAAAGAAGTTCCCTCGACTAAAGACAGGTACTCCTACTTTTAATCTCAAAAATGAAAATAGCTCCAATCAAAAGAGCCAAAAGTCAACAACGGTTAACCATAATACCTTCAATATCAATGTGAATGTTGATGGTAGTGGTGGAATTGATCAGAAATTAATTAATCAGATTGCTAATCAAATAGCTGAGAAGCTTACGATTGCATTCCCGGAAAGTGAGGTGTAGAAATGGCTGTTTTAGCAGTTGGTAATGAACAAGTTGTAATCCATGTTGAACGAGAGGAAGAAGAAACCACTAATACGGTTTCTAAATATCCAATTCAAGCCGGCAATAATATCACAGATCATACGCAACGAGAAGAGCAGACTTTCACATTTGAAGGTCTGCTTTTTGGTAAAGATCGATATGATATTCAAAGACAATGGCAACAATTGTTAGATTGGCAATCAAAAGGTTCCATTCTGCAATATGCTGGTGCTATCTGGCATGGAAACATGATGATTACCACACTGCACAGGATTTATGAAGATGGTGGATATAAGAACGCTATTAAGTTTGAAATGGAATTAACCTACATAGACATTGTTCAATCAAGCTATGTTAAGGCTATGAACGTTGGACCAAAAGCGCCTAGTCCACCAGCTAATCCTGGTGTGTGGGTGACTGTTAGACCCGGTAACACTTATTGGGGATGGTGGAAACAATATGGTACACCAATTCAAACATTAAGAAACTGGAACCACTGGCCTGATCGAAGAATTCCAGTAGGCGTTAGAGCGAGGGTGAAGTAATGTCTTATAGATCAAAATTTGATATAGATGTCTCCAAAATACCGCAAATGTTTTCTACTGACTTTGGTAATACTTCTGTAAGCATTGGGATTAATTACAATGAAGCTGGTGATTTTTATACAGCAGATTTATATGACGTTCAAAATAATCCAATTATTACAGGTGAGAAACTGATTTATGGTAAACGTTTATGGGAAAACTATGTTGATGATCGTATTCCGATGGTTGATCTAGTTCCGCTGGATGAATCTGGAAAATCGAATATTTGTAATAAGGAGACCTTTGGAAAAACGGTCTTTTTATTTATAGATACGGTGGTGGAAGATAATGGGTAAACCACAGTTTAATTTTGAATGTAAAGTTGTGGTCCACACGGCTAACGCCAATTTGACATATCAATATGGCAAGATGAAGGATTCTATTGAAATTCATTTCACTGTACCTTTTTCTAATGAAACAGAGAAACACATTACAGAAATTGAACTGTTCAATATTGATCCTAACCACTTTAATCTTATTCAACCAGGAAACAAGGCAGAACTTTATGCTGGTTATTCTGGTGATGTGGGGCTTCTTGTTAGTGGGACCATCTACAAAACCACAATTCCATATGCTGAGGATGCGGATACAGCTTACAAAATTCGGATTCTTGAAGGTGAAGATTATACACGAAAGCCAAAAATCAATATGACGTTTGCAAATAATACTTATGCTTCAACAATCATTCCGCAAGTGGTAAGCGCTGCTGGAATCAACTTACGATATATCTCTATCAAAGATAATAAGTGTTATAACGATGGCTTTACAGCAGATGATCATCCTATGGAAGTGTTAAGCACTCTAGCTCAGGATTGTAAAGCAAGTCTATTTTACTTAAGAGGTCAGCTAACTATGCGATATGTATACGATGGCAATGGTGCTGATCAGTTTGATTTAAGCCCAGCAACAGGTCTGGTTGAAGGACCAACACGAGAAAGCCGTGATGATGACTGGGCGGATTATGAAGATGATGACGATGGTTTAGGTGCTTGGAGTTACTCAGCAACTTCTATTCTTAACTATCACTTAACAACATTTGCTTGGGTTAAGCTTCATAACAAATACGCTAATGTGGGAGTTATGGTTATCAACGGCGAACATAGTTTTGACGGTGAAGAAGCAAGAACAGAATTTGAGGCGGTGACACAGTAATTCATGGTAAGAAAACGAGACCAAGATATTAAATTCTTAAAAATTCTACAAAATAACATTAATGCTAATCTTCATGTGGCTCAACTTGCTAGAGTTTATAAATTAAACAGTGATCGTAGTAGAGCTGATGTACAACCATTAGCACTGAATGCTAGTGGAAAGAAACGTGCACCTCTTATTAATGTTCCTGTTGGACTAATCGCTCAAAGCTACATTAGTGAAGGTGCTGTTGTATTAGTGTTATTCCTTGATCGCTCAATGGAGAATTGGAGTAAAGCTGATAATAGAGAGTTTTCGCTTGCTAACAAACGAATGCACGATGTGAACGATGCAGTAATTTGTGAGGTGATGTGGTTTGCAGGACATTAAGCTAGATGATGGGGATATTCAATTTGATTATGTTAACGATAATCAAGAGGTAATCCAATCAGCAGAAATAATCCTTGGAACTCGTAAAGGAGAGTTTTCTTTTGCGCCTGAAATGGGGCTTAGGAGAGCAAATTTACTTGGGAAGAAAAGTGATGTTGAAATAGCAGCAAGTGATGTTTATGAAGCACTGCAACAAGAAGATCGTTTAAAAAATATCAATGTTAAGGCTATTGTTAATGATCATGATAGATCAATCACTCTCAAGCTAACCGGAAACGTTGGAGAAACAAAGGCGGAAATGGAGGTGGATTATGCTTGATGAAAAAGGTTTTGTAAGACCTACATACGATGAAATTGTGCAACAGGAATCAGCAAAATGGGTACAACTGTTTGGAGAGAATGCTCAGACAAACGCTCATTCAGTAGGCGGAATTTTAATTCGTATCCATTCTTACTTTATGGATAAGCTTTACCAACTTGCAGAAGTGATCTATAATTCCCAGTTTGTTGATTCGGCTACAGGTACTACATTAGACCAATTAGGAGCTAACGTTGGTTTGACACGTTTACCAGCACAAGTTGCGATGGGAAGTGTAACTTTTTATGGGAAGATTGGCTATACTGTCCCAGCTGGAACGTTAGTAAGAACGCCTGATGGTTTAGAGTATGTGACTTCTGAGGAAACCACGCTTACAGATACGGGTGAATCGGGTTTAATGAATGTTGGCCGGAAATCCCGTGACTTTAGTCATGGGATGGATAGGCCCCTTCAAGCTCGGTGAGGAGCTTTTTTCATCTCATTGTATTTTTGATCGTTTATATATTTCTTGACTACTTCTTTACTCATATTACCTAACGTGCTCATGTAGTAACTAGGCGACCCTAGACTTCCACTCACAACTGTACATCTGCTACGATCCGAACTCCTTATAGA